AACTTGGAAGGGGAGCTGCAATACACCGGAATTGTATAGCTCTTGAAAGTATCCGGAAGCCGGATTCGCCGCAGAAGGAAGCACGATGAGGTATTCGAGCGTCGGCGTCGTCTGCACTGCAATGCTTACGGTTTGCACTTGACTCAAGGTTATGTCCGTGCCATTGACGCCATAGAGAAAGCGCGCGATCTTGCGGCGCAGCACCATCGCATTACACATCCGGCCGTCCCCCACGTACAAAAACCATGTGAGGACGCGCTTATAGAAGTCGTCGGTTGCCGAAATGGCCGTCCCTTCCTGCTCTAGGTAGCTTCCGTCAATTGGTAACGTATTTATCGGAACGGTGTTAAGCGCGCCCACGAAATTCGTTGAAAGCGTTGAAAACACAGGGCGCGTTATACCGTATATTCCGGTTCCGATCCAATCGAGCAGCGAGCCGTTCACGTTCGCGTTCGTGTAGACCGAGAAGGGGACACTATTGAACCACGCGAGATAGCTCTGCGCTAGGGTGTTGTACGCCGTGAAAAATGCGACAACGTTAGGGTCGTCTTGGAATTGAGTATAGGCGTAGCTTGGAATTATATTTTGTAATGGTAAAGGCGGATTCGATATAGAATCATTCATGCGCGGCTATCCTTGCACGCAAGTTATTGCACTTAACGATGCCGAAAAATAGCTCTCTGGATCGCCTGGAATTATCGACGTTCCCGTTGACGGCACAACAGATGATCCATTTATTGTGAAAGCAAACGTAAGCGTCGTGAGATTTGCAGCAGACATAACAGGGGCAACTGCGGCTTGGATTATTTGATCGAGAACTAATTCATTGATTGGTTGCCCAACTGGAATACTATTGAGATATGAATACGCAGCAGGAATGGCAAGCTGATTGAAAGTTAATCCTGCGGTGAAATCTACGAGCGTGGTATTCCAAACGATTGCCAATGTAGTTACTTGAGACGGCGGGGAAACAAAAACAATCGAATATGTATTCGGAGTATCGTAAATTGAGACGGTGACATTGCGTGCAGTTGTCGCCGATCCGGCAAGCATTCCTACATTACTAACGCCTGCATATATCGCTTGCGCTACTTGGTACGGATCGCCTCCGCCGACAATGACCTCGAAGGTTGTGCCGGTATTCTGAAGTACCGATACAAGCCGCGAGGACACACCCGGCACCGCGCGCAGAAGTGTTTTCAAATAAGCCTGCGTGCCCGAGGTTGTTACTGCAAAGGCTTGCAGTAGACGTGATTGGTAGCTCTCAATCGTCTCCGCCGCCTGCGCCGGGACGCCCGCTACAAGGTTCGTCGCCGTCATTGTGTTGTACGGACTCGGAACTGATGTCACGATCTGCGTTACCGTGTTTACGGGAATTGCAAAGGTATTCGAATTCGTGCAGACAGCGTACAGCGCCGACGACGTGCCCCCCGTCGCGATCGCACCACCATCCTGAATTGCATACTGATTCGTACCATCGCTTACGAGAAAGCCGGGCGGGATCACGAAACCAGCGGTGCCGGTGAAGGTGACGAGCGCCGAGGCGTTTGACGGCAAGCCCTGCGGAATTCCAAACATCGCGCCTTCTTGCGCGAGGATATAGGGATTGGCTGTACCAGGCGCTACATTGTTTACGGCATCGACGCGGGCTTGATCGATCGTAACAAGCGCGCCGGTCGCGGTGCTGCTCATGTCCTCGATAAGAGATCCCGGAAGTTCCGCCGTGTATCCGGGCACCTCTGCGGCAACGAGCGCGATAAGCGCGGCGTTGAGCGTCGCCGGCAGTGTCGGCACAGGACCGGCCGCGGTAAAAAGGAGGGGGAAGCCGCTCATCCTACCTTCTTAGGAGCATTTCACGTCGCGACCTGGGCGGGCAGCGTTGCTCCTGGGTGGAAGGTTGCTTGCACGTTGTAAATTGGCGGGAATGAGCCTTGCGCGCGATTGATGAGTAGGCTTGCAAAACTTTGCGCAAACTGCTGCTGCGTAAGAGCAACATAGAGGTCAGGGAAAACCTGGGTCGCAACAGATTGCTGCGCGGGGATTCCATACGATCCCCATATCGGCGATTCGCCAAGCGCAAGTTTCAAGGTCTGACATAGCGTAGTGAGCATCACCGTATCGTTAAATCCGCCTGCATCGGTCTGCACGACTACCCATGTGCCGCCTACGCCGTTAGTCTGTCCTGTGCGCCCGTACGTGCGAATGATGTGCCTCCTTATGCTTCCGGTTCGCCCGTTGTTCCGGAACCACCAGCTACTCCGCCATGTATGTGGACTTCAGCGATAATTCCGCTCGACATCGTGAGCCCGGCAGCGCTGAGCGTCCATGTCTTCCCGCCTGCTGCAATCGTCACCGTCCCTGTATCAGGATCACAATCAATATACGTTGCATTCGCACTGTCGCCGATGCGCGCACCGTGCGGACCATTCCCCCAAAAGATGTTCGCGCGCGGCGGCGCTGCGAATGCTGTCGACGCGATCGGCACGAATACAAGCGTGCTCAAGTTGCCATAATTGACTGAAAGATCGGCTATGCCGCCTTGTCCCGTTACCCCGCCGAGAAACGTATCAGCCGGAACCGTTATTCCTTGATCGCCATCTTGCACGGGGATTCTTATCCACTGGCTCATTGCAATCGGGATGATGATTTGCGGCAGCGTCGGCGGGCTTGCGATCTCGAAGTTCACGGTCACAAGCGAGCCATTCACGGAAACGACCGTGCAGGGCAATGCGCGGCCCGTCTGCTGAATTGCTTGCAGTGCCTGATTCCGCGCGCTCGCGAGGAGCTTCGGCTGTAACCAAAGGGTATCAAAATCAGACACTAGCAGGCACTGCCTGGAAGATTGTTGCCCACGAGGCTCCGTCCGCATCGCGGAAGTTGCCTACGTGCCGCACCTGCTGAATCAGGAAGTTTCCCTGAAACGACGTGCGGTAGTTGAGCTGCTGATATGCGGCAGGCTGAAGCGTCGTCACGATCCCCGGCGTATTCAGGAGATTCGGCGGCATCTTCACGTAGCTTCCGACCTGAATATCCGCGCGCATCACCGTCATAAACTGCATGGTATTGATATCGACCCATTTCGGTTGACCGATAAGGTCCGTGAACGCAAGCTTTTTTACTTGTGCCGTCGTCGGCGCTACCGATCCGTCTATTACAAGGACCGTATTCCCAAGCAGTGAGATGTTCACCGCGACGCCCGAAGGTTGCTGCGTGAGGGAATAGATGTATTGCGCGAAGTCACCAAGCGTCTTCGCGGTATTCCCAGCGCCTGGGGCCTTTACTGCATAGTTGCTCCCGATATTTACCTGAATGATATATGGCTTCGGGTAGACGGTTTGCAGTGTTGCCAGGATCGCCGCAGACAACGGTTGCCCCGGCGTCCAATGAAACGAGAAGTTCCCCGGTGTCCCAAGCGTGTTGCCTGAAGGTGCAACAACGAAGTTGATATTCATCTCTTCGCGGACCCAATTTGCGAACGACTGAAAAATCATCCCTTGGAGCAAAAGCCCGGATTGGTTAGGGTTCGCAAGCGGAAGACCCTTCTTCATACCGCCGCTTACTGCGATATTCCCACCATAGAAGTTCTGTGCTGCTTGCAGATCGGAGAGTGGAACGCCATGAACGGTGATCGTTGAGCTTCCCACATCGCCGCCTGGTATGCCGTAAAAGCTTGAGAGGATGTCAAACTCAACATTCAACGCACCGGGATCGTTTACGCCTTTCGGATATGATGTCCATGGGGAACTTCCAATTTGAGGCGTGACGACGATGTTGTAAAATCTCACGGCGTGATCTCGAATTGATTCGTTGCAACGCGGTATAAGAGAGTCGATACCGTGAACATTCCCGGCGTGAGATAGATATTCGCGTTCGGCGGGGAACCGATTAAAGGAATATTGATGATGAGATTGCCGCTTTGGTCCGTAAGCGTCACATACCAACGTTGGCCGTATATGTTCCAGGCGGCTGCAAGCGTGTAGCTCGCGCCGTCGAGCGTCACGAGCACACTGAATGGCGGCGCATCGGTTATGCTCGGCGTGAATGGGATGGTCGTCAGAGGCGTTACGCTCGCATTCACAGGTTGCCGCCGAAGGCCGACACCGCCGCCGTGACATTTGCAAGAGCACCTGCGACGCCCGGCTGATCCGCTGGCGACGATGAGGGATTCCCCGACCATCCAATCGGCTGCGCGATCTGATTCCCGTTCGTGAGCCTCTGCGTGAGGCCATTGAGCGCAGCTTGCGCTCCCTCCGCCGTAAGAACCGGCTGAATGAAGTCAAACTGATATTGAATCTGCACCTGCTTGCCGTCTTCGGCAGACACCTCCGGCGTTGCATCCGTCACCGATGTAAGGAGCATGTAATTGTAAATGAATGCAGGCGTCGCGACTATGTATGTCCCGCCGCTAGAGTTGTGCAATGCAAGTTGTTTTTGGAGATTACTGAACATCGAAAGCTTCGTCAAATACCCGCCCGGCTGATTTATCGGCGCGATCATCATGAGCGAGATCGTAAGCGGTTGTTGAATCGTTGCGTTTGCTGCGATAGCCTGGTTTGCAAATGGATACGTCGCAACAGATTGACTGATTAGCGTCGATCCCGGCATCGGCAAGTAATGTGCGAAGGCGTCATCGAGACTAGCGGGCGGCGTCGCGCTCGTAAGAAACGTGATTGGCAGCAGAGCGCCCTGCGCGCCTTTCACGATTCCGCCTTGGAGAATGATCGGGCTCACCTGGAATGCAAGATCGTACTGCGCGCGCGGCGCATTCGCTGTGCTTGTGAGGCTATTTGATAGCGCGCCTATCGCTGTTTGTACGAGAAAGCTCATCGCGTCGCCATCGCATTGGCCGTAACTGCGACCCTAGCAGACGTTTGATTCGTCACGAGCACATGCGCAGGCTTCGGCACGCGCCTCGTGAGGACCGTTCGTAGCGTCTTATTGATCGCGGCAACGTCGGTGCTATGCTTTTCTTTCGGCGAAAGGTGCGCGCTTGCAACGAATGCGGCAACGTCTTTCGGGAGATGCGAGGCCCAACTCTTGCCGTATTTTTTTATATCTGTATCGACAGTATT